GGGTCATCTACAGAAACGCCCATGATTTAGAGAGAATATGACAAGTTCGGACAAAATGCAAGACATAGCGTCTAAAATGGCCTTATGATCCCCGATTACCCTATCTACTCGTAATTCGTTGGAATACTGCATCGGCGTGGTTCTCTTCCTTCTCGCATTTCACCACCAGCAGCTCATACAGCGGTCGCCAGTTACGATTCCATGTTCTTTCATGCAGGTCTGGCAGCAGCGTCGTAATTGCTTTGTAAGCCGTTGTGCCGGGTGTCCGTTTGAATCCCCTCCCTGTGCACCGCTCGCAGGTCTTATCGACCGGCACGCCGAGAAGGTTTGATTTCTCAAGGTCTCGCACTCGACCGGTACCATTACAGCGGCAGCGTTGCGAAACCGCTCGTTTACCATTGCAGGCCAGACATAGCTCTTTAACTGTCTGGGGTTCTGTCACCTCGGGGATCTTCACTTCTCCATCAGCGCCAGTGTAACCGGCATATTTCACCACTTCGCGTTCTACCGTGTGGAAACCAGCGCCAGCACAGTCTTTGCAGGTGCTAGTGCTTCCCGCTGACTGGCAATATTCCTCATAGGCCATCTTCGCGAGTATCACCATGCAATGCCCCATTCGGCGGCCAGCTGCCTTCCCAACATGCTTACCGGCGTTCTGCATCGCATGTACGGCGAGGCGCTCAATAGTGCGCTGACCGTCTTCTTTGCTGATGCCATTTTTACCGAGGAAAGCACCCATGCCGAAAGCTGCCTGAGATTCAGCCATTCCCATACAGGCGGCAAGGTCAGGACCGCTTAGCGAATCCGATGCTGTTGCAGGTGGCACGTTTGTGAATGTTTGGGTTTTAGGGTTGAACTGTTTGAGTGAGTTTTCAAGTTTCATCAGGCGGCTACCTTCTTCGTGAAAGGCTGTTCACGTACTTCACAGCCGTTAAGCATCATGTCGTTGAAATCCCCCTGATCCGGCCAGCGGATACTGACTTTTTCAAGGTCATTTTTTGCAATGAGGTTGGCGTGTGCACATGCAAAAGCTGCGGCGTGGCCAGTTGCAGAATGGGGGTCCATATCAGCAAAAATAATCAGGTGTTTTACACCTTGCGGAACACGGAACTTAGCCATGAACCCAGAGTTGATGACTGACCAGGTATTCACCCCATAAATTTTCTTGCAGGAAAGTGCCGTTTCAATTCCTTCAGCAATACCCAGTGTGGTGGCTGGTGGGTACATGCGGATAGCTACTGATTCGGCATACTTCAAAACGTTCTCTTCCTGAAGGGCCATTAATTTCTTAGAGGCGGCAACCGATGCCTTTTTATCACCGTCCAACAAAGTCCTGTGTAGATAACACAGGTTTGCCTTGTCGTCGGTTGCCAGTGACCACATCGCCTGATGATCTGAACCATTGGCAGCTCTCTGGGAGGCGCAGTAGCGAATTGCCTCAGGTGGCATTTCAAAGATGCCTCTATTATTGAGGTATTTCTCTCCATCGGTATGACTGAGAGGAACCAGGCGGCCAAACATATCGATCACCCATTCGCGGGTTCTGGTGATATCGCTTTTAACTGGTGCTGTGTGTTTATTTTCATGCTCAAAAGTGTTGCCAATGATCTGGTCAACTTCATCCATCAATTCCTGAATGGTTTTGCTTTGCGTCAGTGAGAGCAACTTCCACCCATCACCACGATTGCAGGTACAGATAAACGTTCCCCGCCCTTCAAGGTCATCACAACGATATTTTCCCTTAGCCTCACAGATTGGGCATTTCCCCTTGAAATGCCGTTTACCCGTAATTGGAGGCAACCCGTAATAATCGAAAATCTTCGACCACTGGCCTATTGCTGCTTCACGGGTTTTCACTGTTTATCTCCTGGTGACCGATTTAATAACTGCTCACGCACTTTGATAAGGTGCGCGGTGATCTGGGCTGGTGATGCCGGTTCAGGGCTGGCGAGCAAAAACTCCTGTTGCACATGCTCCGGTTTATGCTTCTCGCGCCCCTTAGCAAATGCGATACGTTTATGTTTGATGTAGTTGCTAACCTCAGGCGATAATTGGGCTGGTTGATCGCTCAGCCCCTTCGGCCATGTACCGAATTTGTCCTTGAAGGTGTGAGCACACCAACCATCACTGACCGGTTTCCCTTCCATAGCGCGCTTGCGCTGATAGAAGATGATCTGCGACCACCACGACTGTTTATCCTTATGCGTGGGCGTTTTTTTCTTTCCGCTGAGTTGTTTCAGTCCACGAGTGGTGTCGGTCTCAACATCTTCCCCGGCCAATGGTTTGAAACCACATTTAGGGCAAACGTAGACCCCTGCCGGTTTCATGAAATGGCACTGGTTACATTCTTTGGGTAGTTTTTCGAGCTTCTCAGCTGACTTTTGTGCTGCAGCATCTTTCATGCCGTCACTTTTCGATGGCAACTCGTCATATTCGATGCTGTCCGGGAAGCCTAACCGGATAACTGATCCTGAATGGTCGAACACAAGACAGGCATCCTTGCCCGGGGCAGTGCGTAATCCACGCCCGATAGTCTGCAGCCAGCGAGTTTCTGATTTGGTCGGCCGTGCATAGATAATGGCCCTAACGTCGCTGTCAAACCCGGCAATCAACGTGCCCACGCTCACCAGAACCTTCGTAGCTCCCTGCTCAAACCTGTGGATAATCATCAGGCGTTCATCATGTGGCGTGTCAGCAGTCATAACCTCAGCATTCACGCCAGCTTGGTTAAAACCTATTGTCACAAAATTGGCATGGTTCACGTTTACGCAAAAGGCAACGGTTGGCAGATCCTTACCATTGGCAAGCCAGTTGCTAACGATGTCGCCCACCAGCTCAGAGCCACACATAATCTCGCCCACTTCGTCTTCTTTGTAATCGGTGCCATATTCATCTGAGCGGGTAGTTTTGACTTTGCTCAGATCCGGCTTCGTCGGTGCAAAGAATTCATAGCCGCACAGAACGCCGGTTTGCATCAGTTCTTTGATGGTTGTCGGTTTGATCAAGCGCTGATAGTACTTTCCGAGGAATGGAGCAAACGGGGTGCCAGACAGACCAATCACCTTCACTTTGGTTTCTTCTGTCAGATACTTAATAACTTCGAGCATCTTTTTACGGCGTAGGTGAGCTTCGTCAATGATCAGCAGGTCGATGTTTTCAGGAAAATCACGACGGATCAGTGTGTCAGCTGAGGCAATCTGAATAAGGCGCTCAGGGTCGTGATTTGGATGATCGCGCCAGATAAAACCAATCTCTTCTTCCGGCAGGCCATACTGCACAAAACGTTTGGCCGTCTGGGTAATGAGTACGGTATACGGGCAGACCATGAGAACACGCATACCACGTGACACGAATCCGTCAGTGATGAATGCGCTTAAACCTGTCTTCCCGCTCCCGGTAGGGCTGTAGACCATGAACGAGTTGTACTGTTTCCAGTCGCGTCGTAACATGTCGAGCGCACGTTGCTGTGCTAAATTCGCAGTGATGTTAAGCATGTTGTACCTCAGCAAGAACCGGCACGGTATAACTCGCCAAAGTGTGACGCGCCGATTTCTTGCTTCCCTTCGAGGTTTCAGCGTTCAAATATAATTTCATCGAAAACTTCCCCCTCAGTGTTTAATTCGCTTAGCCAGAACCGAAGCCCTGACCGGTTACGCGGCTAACCTTCTAGCCATCTAAACTTCTGCGTTGCTTTTCTAAAGGCAGTGATCTTCTTTAAGTAATGAGCCCTTCCTTTGGCTAGGCCTTCCCTAACACCCCTCTTTCAAAGATCACCCCCCAAACCCCCCTAGAAAGTTTTCTCCCCTCTTCCCCACTCGTACTATTTAGCTAGTACGGGATCTAAAGGCTTTCTTGGAGGGCTTACTCACCAACTAGTTTCGGCTTAGCTGTTAAACCTGAACTGGCTGCTGAGTACTTCCGGACAAACTCCCTGAGGCGCGTATTTGCTTCATGACGCGCTTTGTTTTCCTGTTTGAAACTGATCGGCTCGCTGTCCCACGCAACTTGGTAAACTTCTGCATACCTTGTCGCTATTTTTCCTCTTGCCGCCGGGCCTAAATCATTCAGCATGCTTTGAATCCATTCACCATCTGCCTCACTGAAAACCGAAGGCATCACGGTTCGGTGATAGTCAGGCATGGTCTTTCACACCATTGAGAAGCCAACGTGGTGAGCAACTCAGCGCTTCCGAAATTTCGAGCAAATGTCTTGGCCTGTGCGAGGTTCCTGCTTCAATTCTTTGAATTGTTTGCTGCTTAATACCGGCCATAATTGCCAGTTGCTGTTGCGTTAATCCCAACTCCAATCGCCTTTCCTTCAAGCGCATAGAAATATTCATATGACAATCCTCAC